ATATAACCAGTTTAATACCATTGCAAAGTCTGCCGTAACTAAGTTGGCAAAAGTAACAGATGCTAACTCAATTCAAGCAATCGCAACACCATTGCGCGCTTTGGCTGTCAACATTGCAGAACAAGATCCAAAGTTTACAGTGTTCTATAATAAATTCTATGAAAGTGCCTTAGGTCCAATTGAAGGGTTTACCAAATAATGGCTATTAAATTCAAGCAAGACAAAACCATTACGGTTGATCCTACGGTTGCCGCGGCAGCGGCAGCGCTTGCTGGCGGTGGTTCTACCGCATCCACATCAGTAACCTCTGCCAAGGCACAGGCAAATACCCCTATCAGAAATGATTACGGTTTTGTTGTCAACGGCAAACAGCCAGCAACTCTTACTTTGGCACAACTTAAAACAGCCCTTGCTGATTCTACAAATAACGCACCAGCCATTATAAAAATGACTCGCGATGTTGGCAGCGTACCAAACGGTCCTTTAAGCACACTTGGGACAATAACATTAGATGGCAAACTTAGTCCAGTTGAGCAAAACGCTCTTGGAACATATGCCCTTGGTGTTGTCAATACAACCAAAGGTGGACAGCCTGCCTCTATTGCAGATGCGGTAACAAACAGATTGACCCCACAATCAATTAGCCCATATGCAATTAACTCAACAATTAATCTTAAGAACATAGATCGTCCAGATATTGCTGCGGTCAAAGCAACAGTAACTGATCTTTACGAGCAGCTTCTTGGCAAAAAAGCGGACGATGCTGCGGTAGCAAAGTGGGCACAAGTTTATGATAACTATGCAGCCAGCCGTCCAACATCTCAAACCACTGGCGCTGTTACATACGGCTTGCAAACAGTCCCATCGGCTGCGGGTGGCGCAGGATCTAATCGCTTGATTCGTTCAGGACAGCAAGAAACTACTGTAACAAATAACCTCACCGCATCAGATTTTATTAAAAATCAAATTGTTGATTCTGGCGATTACAAGGCTTTCCAAGCCTCTGGCGCTGCAATGAATTTACTTTCTAACATGGCTGCAAAAGAAGCGGGTGTTGCATAATGGCTGACAAACCAAAAGTTACGTCTTCTCAAGTAGCAGCAGCGGAGCCGGGTCTTGGCAGTATTCTTTCCCCCGGATCAGATTTTGCTAAAATTCTTCACGATCAGAATGGCGCTCAATATGCCTTCTGGAAAACAACGGATGCTAACCTGCCCGGCGTTAAAGACGGCACTGGTTATTCCCTTTGGAAGTTTATTAACGATGCTGTTGATAAAGGTTGGATCAATGCAACCGATCCAACAAACTTTGAAAATGGCTTACGTAGTACCGATTGGTTTAAAGCCAATGGTGCGCAAGCCTTACAGGCTGCTGCCGACAAAGCCTTATCGTTAGATGCTAACGGAAACGTATTACCAAACAGCAAATACGGCATGGAACTTCAACGCCGTATTGATGGCATTAGCGCAGTTGCAACCCAGCAAGGTTACAAACTTAGCCCAGAAATTCTGCAAGGTCTTGCCGAAGGCAGCCTTATGGATGCTTACGATCCAAATATTTATGGATCTGGCGATTACCAATCTGGCTTGCAAAGCAAGATCGTTGCTGCTGCGCAAAGCGCAGGCATTGCTCTTACCGGTGGAACTGGCGCTCAGTCAGGTATTGGTCTAGTTAATCAGCTCAAGGCGTACGCAGCCGACATGGGCGTTGCCATGCCAGATAGTTTTTATACGGATGCTGGCAACAAAATGGCAGATCCAAAATCTGGCGTTACCTATGATACTTTTGCAAACATCGTAAAAAATTATTCAGCATCAAAGTATTCTGGTTTTTCAGGACGTATTAATCAAGGTGAAACAATTAAAAATATCGCCGCTCCTTATGTTCAGGAATTTCAAAACATACTTGGCGTTCCGGCTGATAGCGTTAACTTAAGCGGAAGCACGGGCGATAGCGCTTTGATTAACAAAGCTCTTCAAGGCACCATTGATCCAAATACAGGGCTAGGTACTCCTATGCCAATTTGGCAATTCCAGCAAACTCTTCGTCAAGACCCACGCTGGAATAGCACACCAGATGCTCAAAACGCAATGGGCAGCATTGTTGAAAACCTAGGCAAAATGTTTGGAAAAATCTAATGGCACTTATTGATGAATTAGATCCTAGCGAGCGAGCAGCATTACAACGTGCTCAAGCAGCAGCAGCCGCAGGAGCAGCAGCAGCAACACCAACTGTAACTGCACCGGCTCCTGCAATGACAGATACTCAAATGGAGCGTCAGATTGCGACAGCAGCAACCGCTACCACGCCTGCTAAAACTGCTACACCTGCTACGCCTCTTTCCACAAATGCCAAAATTGCCGCAACTATTGCTGCATACGCTGCCGCTCATCCAGCACCAGCAGGAACGCATTATGGTCAAACGCTTGGTTCAGATGGCAACCCAATTCTTTATAAAGATTTTCCTACAGCCGCAGCAGGCGGAACAGGTGCAGGCGGGGGCGCAGGCTCAGGCTCAACAGGAACAACTACCGGCACTGGCACTGGTAACACTGGCACTGGAACAACAGTAAATCCAAATACTGCTACGGATTATCTTGCAGCGGCACAGCAACAGTTAATTAACTGGGGTATTCTTAACGCAAACGATCCAAACTCAGCCGATCTAATGAAACAGATTACGACCCTTGCCCAGCAAGGTGCGCAGCCAGATACTATTGCTCTCACTATTCAAAACTCAAAAGCATATGCTGCTCGATTTTCTGGTAATGCTGCGCGTGTAGCCAATGGTCTTTCCGCGTATGATCCAGCATCATATTTGCTTGCTGAACAAAATTATAGTCAAATTCTTAATGAGGCTGGCGTTGGTCCGCAATATCAGACTCAAGCATTTTTTGCCAATTTAATTGGAAAGAACATAGGAACGACTACGCTTCAACAGTATGTCAATATGGCTAGTGATTTAGCAACAACATCAGATCCATATTTGCTACAAACAGCATCTCAACAGTATGGCTTAAATAAGGGCGATCTTATCGCTCACTTCCTTGATCCAAATACTGCCCTTCCAATTATCCAACAGCAGTTTGCCGCAACTCAAACATCAGCCGAAGCTGCTCGTCAAAACCTTGCTCTTAATCAACAGAACGCTATGACCCTTGCTGCGCAAGGTGTGACACAGCAACAAGCACAAGCAGGTTTTGCAACCATTGGTAGCCAACTTGCTCAACAGCAACAGTTGGCAAGCATGTACGGCATGGGTGCTGAAAAAATGGGCAATGAATTAACTGCCGCTCAATTTAATTCAAACATCGGCGGCGTTAGCGCTGCCCAAGCACAGCAAGATATAACGCGCCTACGCGCACAGGAAGTTAACCAGTTCTCTGGTTCATCCGGTGCAGCCAAGGGCAGCCTCTACACAGAGGGTCAAGGCGTTAGTTAACTAGGTTCCATCACCACCCATTGGCATGGTGATGTGTAACTAAAGACCAAGAGTAGGAGCCAAACCTCTTTCCCCTGAGAGAATTTGTGGCCTGCGTCAACCAAACAGAAAAGGGAGTGCCACATGGCAGACCAATACGAAGACGATGACTTTGATCTTGAAGAAGATCAACCATCGCAAACCCAAGACCAAAACGGTCCAGCAAATCTACGCAAGGCTCTTAAGCGAGCAGAGCGTGAAAAGAAGGAACTGGCTGATCAGCTAGCTTCTATTCAGGCAGACCTTCGTGGTCGTTCAGTCAAGGAAGTATTGGAACAAAAAGGTGTACCTACCAAGGTAGCCAAATTTATTCCTACCGACGTAAGTACGCCGGAACAGATTGATGCATGGTTAAACGAGAACGCTGATGTGTTCGGTTTTGCTGCGCCTGAATCTGCTTCATCGGAAGAACCAACACCAAATGCTAGAGAAACACAGCGTATCAATACCGCTCTTCAAAACGCAAATACCCCATCTCGCGATGCAGATACTGCCGCGAAATTGGCTGGCGTTAAAACCAGAGAAGAACTTGACATGCTCGTTTTCGGCCAAAAGGTAAGTGGCTCACGCCGATAAAAACCCATTCGACACTAGACCCTATAGAAAGTAGGTGACACAATGGCAAATCAATATACCGACTCAGTTGGCTCTACCTCTGGTATTCCCGGATTAGTACAGACCGCTTATGATCGCTATGTAGAGTTTGCACTCCGTGCTGTCCCACTTATCCGCGACGTTGCAGATAAGCGCCCAGTACAGCAGGCTATGCCCGGCTCATCTGTTGTATTCCAGATTTACACAGATATGTCAGCAGTTACAACATCTCTCTCAGAAGATGTTGATCCAGATGCAGTTGCACTTGGAAACACAACCCCTGTTACCGTTTCGCTCCTTGAATACGGTAACGCATCACTCGCAACTCGTAAGCTCGAGTTGTTCTCACTCTCAGATGTAGATCCAGCCATCGCAGACATTATTGCGTTCAACATGGCTGACTCACTTGACACAGTTGTGCTCAAGACACTTGTTGGTGGACCAAACGCTATTGCTGAACTTACAGGCGGTTCAACCAACCCTGTATCAACATACAATGGCAACTACACCAACGGTACAACTCAGGCTAGCATCGACGGCACATCAGTCATTCGCTCACGCGATATTCGTACTGCTGTTGCTAAGCTCCGTGCTAACAAGGCTGTCCCACGTCAGGGAGAATACTACTGGTGTGGTATCCACCCAGAAGTTTCATACGACCTTCGCTCAGAAACTGGCGCAGGCGGATGGCGTGATGACCACAAGTACGCTGAGAACGGTGCTTCTGAATTTTGGCCGGGCACTATCGGAACATACGAAGGTGCTATGTTCGTAGAGTCACCACGTTTGTTCAACACAACAGACGGAACTGGCTCAACAGGTGCAACAGGTACCTTCGGTACTTCTGGCTACACCTACGCTTCTGGCGGTACACGTGTATTCCGTACACTTGTTGCTGGTAAGCAGGCTCTCGCAGAAGCAGTGGCAGAAGAGCCACATGTTATCTTCGGACCAATTGTTGATAAGTTGATGCGTTTCCGTCCAATCGGATGGTACGGCGTTCTAGGCTGGGCACGTTACCGTGACGCAGCTTTGGTTCGTATCGAATCATCAGCTTCTATCCACAACTCCTAATCCGAGTTAGTTGCTTCCTAGCCCCTCTATTCCTTTCAAGGGGCTAGGCGGCAACACCCCTAGCGAAAGGTAGCCAATGGCATACATCTTTAAGCCACCCACGGTCAATGAAGGACCAGCGGGTTTTGGCATACTTTTCTGGCGTTACAAGATCGCCCGTGGCGATAGCATTTTAGTATTTGGAACATCGGTGTTGCGCACACGCACACCAGCAGTACAGGATACGCAATCCGCAGATTACTGCTATTTGGGTGGACATGAATATCGCATCACTCAAACAGAATATGACATTTTAGTAGGCGCTGGATACGGCGCAAATATCACAACGGTATTGGAGTAACGTGAACGCAGGTAGATATAACATTACCGTTACCAACGGTACGACCTTTACTCTTGCCCCTATCTGGCAGGTAGATAACCTAGCCGTTAACCTCACTGGCTACTCAGCCGATATGCAGGTGCGCGACGTTTCCAACAACCTTATTGTTGAACTAAGCACTGCAAATGGCAAAGCTACAATTCAGCCCGGCCTTGGCCAGACAACATTTAAACTTACTGCAACCCAAACATCTGCTGCTAACCTGCCAGTAGGTAATTACACATACGCTTTTAATCTTACTGATGGCTCTGGCAATGTTTACCAGATCCTCAACGGCGCATTTAACGTGGTTGCGAGTGTGATCCAGTAATGGCCGTTACAGTCAATAGCGTTTCAACTGTACTCATTCCACAAACCACAAACGTATTTAACGTTGCTTCGGCACAGCCAATTACTCTTGAACTTGGCGTGATCGGACCGCAAGGTATTCAAGGTATTCAAGGAAACACTGGCCCAGCGATCACAGGATCGACTGGCCCTACAGGACCGACAGGAGCAATAGGTGCGACAGGAAACACTGGGCTTACTGGCAATACTGGTGCCATTGGTAGCACTGGTCCTACTGGCGCTGTTGGACAAACTGGACCAACTGGCCCACAGGGAAACACTGGTTTTACCGGATACACCGGATACACCGGATACACAGGATTTACCGGCAGCACGGGACCTACTGGCGCTCAAGGCAATACTGGACCGACTGGACCAACGGGAGCTGTAGGCAACACAGGCTTTACAGGATTTACAGGCTCAACCGGACCAACAGGTCCGCAGGGTGCTGCTGGCCCACAAGGCAACACTGGTAACACTGGCATGACTGGTCTAACTGGTAATACAGGTATGACTGGAATGACTGGCGTAACTGGCCCTACAGGGCCTACAGGCGCACAGGGCAACACAGGAAACACTGGCTTAACAGGTAACACTGGCATGACAGGTTTGACCGGTCCTACCGGACCTACTGGTGCCACAGGTGCCACGGGACCACTTGCTTCTAACAATGCTCACGCTTCTGCTCGCCTTGCCACAACAGCCAACCTTGCTACCACCTATACCGCAGGTTCGGCAGATGCTGGTGGTGGCTATGGAGTTGGCGCAAAATTAACAGCCACATCAAATGGACGTGGTTCTATTGACGGAACAAACATTACTGTTGGCGATAGAATTTTAGTCAAGAATCAAACAACTCAGACTCAAAATGGTATTTACACAGTTACCACTCAAGGCGGCGCAGGCGTTGCTTATGTCCTTACCCGCGCTACTGACTACGACAACTCAACCGCTGGTCAGGTTGAATACGGCGATTTTCTCTTCGTAACTACTGGCACAGCCAACGCAGCTACTAACTGGATCCAGAACAATGTCGGCACAGGAACCAATGGCTACATCATCATCGGTACCGACAACATTACCTTTGCCCAGTCAGGCGGCGTAGGCCCACAAGGAAACACCGGAAATACGGGTGCAACGGGCGCTACAGGCGCAACTGGTGCCAATAGCACAGTTGCTGGACCTACTGGTTTTACAGGCTCTACAGGCCCTACAGGGGCTACAGGACCTACTGGAGCGGCTGGCACTAATGGTACCAACGGAACCAATGGTGCTACAGGCGCGACTGGCTTTACAGGTTCTACGGGACCTACAGGACCGCAAGGCTCAGCAGGCGTTCAGGGTAATACCGGCAACACAGGTAATACAGGAGCAACTGGTTTGACAGGTAACACTGGCGCAACAGGCGCGGCAAACCTTTGGGATATACTCATGCTTGGCGGAATGTGATACAATAGCAACGAATGAAGATTGCCGTTTACGCTATTGCGCTAAATGAAATTCTCCATGCCGAAAGGTGGGCAAAGGCCGCCGAAGGCGCTGATTACCGGATAGTAGCAGATACAGGATCAACTGATGGCACACAAGAAAAGCTACGCGAATTGGGTGTTACTGTTCACGATATTAGTGTTAGGCCTTGGCGTTTTGATGTGGCGCGGAACGCGTCTCTTGCGCTCATACCAGCGGACGTAGATGTTTGTGTCTTTGTGGATATGGACGAAGTTATCCACAAGAACTTTTTTAAGGAACTGCGCAAGCAGTGGGATCCAACGGCGCAGGCTGGCTGGGTAACATTTGATACTGGCAGCAAATGGCAGAAAGATAAGATCCATTCCCGCCATGGGTGGTACTGGAAATATCCAATTCACGAAGTAGCCATTTACTATGGCGAAGGAACGCCAAAGTATTGCACTATTAATAACGCGATCATCAGCCACAAGCCAGATGAAAACAAATCTCGCGGGCAGTATCTGCCCATGCTTGAGATGTGTGTTAAAGAGTTTCCAACAGATCCACGTGCGTGGACTTATATGGTTCGCGAGTATTACTTTTACCGTCGCTGGGAAGATGTACTTACCGCAGCCAACGCTCGCATGGAACTTGGCGGATGGAATGTTGAAGAGGCTGCCACCTGTCGGTGGGCAGCAGAAGCTGCGCATTATCTTGGCAAAGCCGAAGAGTCAACCAAATGGGTTGATCGCGGAGTGCAGATCCTTCCTACTGAGGGTGAGCCTTGGTTCTCAGTAGCCCTAGATGCTTATCGCAACAAACGTTGGCAGCAATGCTTAGATGCTTCTATCAAAGCCATCGAGTGTCCGCGTAGCGTTCATCATTGTTATGACGCTTCTGTTTGGAACTGGAAAGCCTACGATCTGGCAAGCATCGCCTCGTGGGAACTAGGTTTTATAGATGAAGCCATTACCTTTGCCGTTGCCGCTAGCAAAGCCAATGGCGAAGAAAATGATCGAGTCTTACGCAATTTGAAATTCTTTAGACAAGCCAAGGAGAAACATGGCACTCGGAGATAACTGCCGTTCTGGTTGTTTAGAAAAGAACCACGAAACATATATCGATTGCTTGCAGGATGCAAACATCCATACCAATGCCGGTGATGCAGCAGGCAACAAGACAATGAACAAGAGAAGTTGGAACGCTGAATTAGATGCGTATGCGGCTGCTCGGTCACAAGGTATTCAGCCAGCAGGCACAACTATGCGGGCAGTTAATGAAGCAAAGGCAGCTAGCGACACGCTAGGCGTAGCCTTTGATGCAGGCACAATGCCTGCCGCAAAGCAGATTACCAAGCACAAGGCCAAGGTAATGAAAGAAGTGGGAGTAATCTAATGGCAGCAGCAAAAAAGGGCATGGGCTTTAAGGCCGCCCAAAAGTCGATTGCTAAAAAGTCTGGCGTATCAATGGAGAGCGCAGGAGCGATCCTTGCATCTTCAACACGCAAGGCAAGCCCAGAAGCAAAGAAGGCAAATCCAAATCTCAAGAAGGTAGCAATGCCTAAGAAAAAGGGTGGTAAGTAATATGTGCATGTCATGTGGATGCAACAACAACGCAGTCAGCGTTTCAACTGACGAACTAAACGGCAAGCCAAACATCGACCCAAAGGGTGGATACAAGGGCGTTGGCGGTACAGTAACTTGGCCGGCAAAGTAAAGCAGACCGGCGCTAAAAAGCAGGCTGTATCTGATTCGGTCACCATTGGTGGCCAGAAGCATGTTGTCACACGCGCCAGTAATGGGGATGTAATTGTCAATCATCCCAATTCAAAGAAGACAACATTCAAGAAAATTGATCTGACTAAAAAAGCAGATGTAAAGACCGTTGCCGCTGGCGTGGCTGCGGTTAAGAAGTGGCATAAAACCCATCCAGCGAAAGGCAAGTAAATGGCAATAGATGATGGTAGGACAGTAGTTTATCATTTGAACCGTTTGGCAGGAACCATCACTAATTCAGTGCCACAGCTTGATATTGCCGGTGCCGCATCCAAGTGGGCATTTAACGTAACAGGCAAGCCTTACACTCGTACTATCGATGCGCTCAATGCTATCTACGCATACCGCAATGGTGGTAAGAATTTCTACCTAGATACTCCCGGCGTTCTTAACGCTCTTGCTGGCGTGACCGGGTATGGCGAAGCGGCAGCAGCATCGAGGATTACATCGTGACACTTTTTTCAGAACTTATCGATGAAACGGCTTTAGCCCTTACGGGCTATACCTCTCGTCAAGACCAAGCCACATTCCTTACTGCGCCAATGGGCGCTACGGATACAACCTTTGTGGTTGCTGATGGCACAGTCCTTACGCGCGGTATTGTGGAAATTGATGAAGAATTGATCTGGGTTGATTCATTTGACCGCACAACAAACACTGCCACCGTGCCACCGTATGGTCGTGGCTTTAGAGATACAACGCCTGTACCTCACAGCGCTGGTGTGCGCGTTACTGTTTCACCTTCATTCCCACGGGCAATGATCCGCAAAGATATTAACGAAGCAATTGACGCTATCTACCCAAGCCTCTTTGGTGTGTACTACACCACATTCCCATTCATTGCTTCTCGCACAACTTACGCTTTGCCACAAGAAGCAATTGATGCTCTAGCAGTTTCTTGGCAGACCATTGGGCCATCTTTGGAATGGCTACCAGTACGCCATTATCGCATTGACCGCACTGCTAACCCAGTGGTCTGGAACAGCGGAAAGACAATTTCCATCTCCGATGGAATTATTCCGGGTCGTACCGTGCAGGTTGTTTACACTAAAAAGCCTACACAGTTGCAGAACGATAGCGATGACTTTACAACTAGTGGCCTTCCAGACTCAGCTCGAGAAGTAATCATTCTTGGAGCGGCATACCGCTCAGCGGCTTATGTCGATATGGGTCGCGTTCCAGCATCCTCTGCCGAAGCAGGATCCATGGATCAAAGCAACCCAGTTGGCACAGCAACCAATATGAGCCGTTATTTCTACCAGATGTACCAGCAACGCCTTGCGGTGGAAATGGCACGTCAATCAGAACAGTACCCACCACGCACTCACTACAGCCGATAGGTAGATAAATGACAAGATACTACTCAGCCACAGCGCAGGATACTACGCTTACCAGCTCCGTTACTAACTCTTCCACTTCAATTGTCGTGGCTGCTACCACTGGCTACCCAACAAGTTATCCATTTATTCTTGCCCTTGATTACAACACTTCGGCAGAAGAGCTTGTGGCCGTTACCAACGCATCTGGTTTAACACTTACCGTAACACGCGCCTATAACGGAACAACTGCACAAACTCACGCCGTTGGCGCAGTCGTGCGCCACGTCATTACAGCTCAGGATCTGACCGATGCTCAAAACCATTATGGTCTAACCAGCGGCGTTCATGGCGTTACAGGATCTGTTGTTGGCACAACCGATACACAGACATTGACCAACAAGACCATCACGGGTGCCGTTATTACTGGCACTAATTTAACCGATTCTGGCAATACTTTTCCATCAAACCTTGGCAATACTTTTACGGTTAACGCTCAAACTGGCATAACTTATACCCTTGTAGCATCAGATACTAACAAATTGGTCACTGCTACCAATGCGTCAGCGATCACCGTAACAATTCCAGCAGGGGTATTTAGCGTTGGCCAGTCCGTAAACATTACACAGTTAGGCGCAGGGCAAGTTACCTTCCAAGGTGATGGCACATCTACGGTCTATTCAACGCCCGGAGTTAAACTTCGCGCCCAGTACAGCATCGCAACCGTTGCTTGTATCGCTAATAACACATTTCTACTAGTGGGAGATTTGACAGCATAATGGCTACCGCATACGTAATATTAGGAAACGTCACACCTTCAGCGGCTGGAACATCAACCCTTGTTACTGGCTCAACTAACGGCTCAATCGTTGGTTCATTTAACGTCTGCAACCGCAGCGGTAGTACAGATTCAATCCGTGTCAGCATCACCAAATCTGGTGGCTCTGCCTACTACGTTTATTACAACTTTAACGTCCCAGCTTATTCATCAATCCGTGAAACACCGGGCTGGACATTAGCGTCAGGCGATACAATCACAGTCTATTCCACCGTAGGAAGCACCGACTTTATTGCGACAGGAAGTACCCTCTAATGGCATCAACATTACAAACATCAGCCAGCGCGTATCCTTCACTTTCTTTTAACGCCCAGACAGGAACAACTTACACATTTGCATTAACTGACGCTAATAACACCTTGGTAACTGCCGCTAATGCATCGGCCATTACCGTTACTGTCCCACCCAACTCATCGGTTGCGTACCCAGTTGGCGCAATCCTTCAGATTGCTCAGACTGGAGCTGGACAGGTGACTATCGCAGCTGGTTCTGGCGTAACCATCAATTACACACCGGGCCTTAAACTCCGCGCTCAATACTCCGTCGCTTCATTGGTTCAAACAGCCGCCAATACTTGGCTGTTGTCGGGAGATGTGACAGCCTAATGCCACTACTACCTTCAATTGCTTCACCTATGCACGGCGCTATGGTGCCGATTGCGTATGCGCCTTTATCTTCATCAGGGTTGTTTGTTTTTACAAATATTCCACAAAATTATCAAGATTTGAGAATTGTTGCATTTTTGCGTTCTAACGCATCTTCAACAACTGACCAAGCAGCATTTTGGTTTGGAAATTATGGAGCAAACATTTATGGCGAAACATATTTACTAGGAGATGGTTCTAGCGCTTCTTCATCAAGGGGTTCAGCTCAAGCAG